GTAAAAGAAGAATACTCTTCAGAAAAATTTTTAAATAAGGAGCAAAACAAATGATTATAAATTCCACAATACAAATCGTTGTTGTTGCATTAGCTTATTATTTGACAGCAGTAATCATTATGAGGAGGAAGAAGAAATGAATACACTATTAAACAAGACGGACTTAATCTACTTACTGACACAACAAAACAAACTGGATGCAGCGATGCGTGAAGAATTAGGCATCAGTGAATCAGATTGGATGTCAACAATGGCAATGGAGCACAGTATCGCCTTAAACGTAGAACTACATGAATTTATAAACGCTTGCTTCAAATCGTGGAAATATTGGAAGCGCAAAGATATGACTATGGATGATGTACTGGATGAAGCGATTGATGTCATTCACTTCTGTATGTTGCGACTGAACAAATCAACAGCGAAGCCTGAATTTATCGCAGGTAATGTAGAAAGTGAGCTTCAAGACAAACGAAAACTTCAAGACCGCGCAGCTGTAAAAAGAGTGATATATCACTTATCGAATGGTGCTATGTCGGCTGAAAGCATATTAGGCTATGTATTATCAATACTCGATTACTACGGATTTACAGCGCAGGATATTATCAACCAGTACAACAAAAAGAATGCAGTCAACTTTCGTAGACTTGCGAGCGGATATTAATCATGACGGCAACTACAGATGGTTCGGAAGAACAGACTATTGTAGATAAAGTGAAAGAGATACTCGGGAGGTAATTATATTTGATTGAATTTAAAGTAGAGGGACGTCCAGTACCGCAACCCCGTCCAAGAGTGTATCGAACAGCTACCGGTAAATCGAAAGCAGTCAATTCAAGACAAAGTATAAACTATAAACGTATCGTAAAGTATGCAGCACTCAGCGAGATGAACAAGCAACAATTGACCATGACTGACCGACCATTAGCCATGCGCCTGACGTTTGTTTTCGCTCCGCCTAAGTCTTACACCAAAAAGAAAATAGAAGCCGTGAAGAGCGGTGAATTGAGATATACGAAGAAGCCCGACTTAGATAATTTGGCTAAAGCGATACTTGATGCATGCAACAACACAGTGTACAAAGATGATTCACAAATAATCACACTAAGCATTAACAAAGAATACGGACACGACGAGCATGTGTTAATCAAAATCAATGAGGTGTAGATGAATGATGAGTTATGCGACTGAATACACGACAGAGGAAATTTACGACTTCATTGTCAATTATCGGAGCAATCTAATTGCGGCGAACCGATTGAAAGGGGAATACATCGAAATAATTGCCGGCGGCAACATTTCACAGTATGGACTGGAATCGGCAATGCCGAAAGCCGCAGGGCAGACGAGCGACCCGACATTCAATGAAATCAACCGGCTGATTAAACAGGATTCGATGATAGACCGGTTGGAGCATCGGGTTCTGTATATCCAAAACAGGTGGAACCGGATAACGGAAGAGCGTCAAGCGATTGTATTTCAGTTGACGTTATCCGGCCGCAGTTTCAGGTACATTTCAGAGGTCACTCAACAGTCGATCCCGACCATCCGAAAGACTCTCAAAGAAATATGCGAACTGTTGCAGGATTAGAGTTATCCACATATTTTAAATCAATTTACAAATCGTTGCTTTTCGGGGTATTTGATTTAATATAATAGATGTAGCCTTATGGAAAAGGCTAAAATGACACACGGCATGTGTCCACCTAATTAGAACGAACCGCATTCTTAATTGAGTGCGGTTTTTTGTTCGTTGAAAATCGTCTGTCAGGTGAATATCCATTATCGAATTCTCCTTTCAAAAATAGTTATGCGCCAGTAGCCTGACAGGTGATTTTGAGTGAATACATAAACTTATAAAATAGTTGGGAAGTGGTGTGATGTAAGATGAAGTTGAATGATAAACAAAAGAAGTTTGTTGACTATTACTGTCAAAGTGGGAACGCTGCCCAGTCGGCCATCAGGGCGGGATATAGTGAGAAAACGGCCCGATCACAAGGGCAGAGACTGTTGACAAAAGTTGACATAAAATCCGCGATAGAAAAACGCAATCAGGATTTAGAAGACGAAAGAATAGCGGATATAACAGAAATAAAACAGTTCTGGACTGCGATGTTTAGAGACCCAATGAGCGAATCGAAAGACCAACTTAAAGCGTCTGAATTGCTTGCTAAAACTGAAGGGGCATTTATAGAGAAGGTTGAACATTCCGGTTCACTAGATATCTCTTCCAAATCGGAAATTATAAATAAATACCTGAGTGGTGATGCCGATGATAGCTAATCATGAAAAACAATGGTTGGATTTGGTTAAGAAGAAACCGTATGCATTCGGTATCGAATCTGGATTTACAGACTTGATAGACATTCATAACGAATGGATCAAGTCCTTTTTATTTTCCAAAGAGGATATGACGTTGATGGCTCATCGTGGGTCGTATAAAACTACATGCTTATCCATTTCAATGGCGTTGATGATTGTCATCTATCCAAAGCAGAATATTATCTTCTTGCGCAAGGCAGATGACGATGTGAAGGAAATCATCACACAGACTGCAAAGTTGCTGCAATCAGAGATGTTTCAATCACTTTCCATTGCTCTATATAATCAACCAATCATTTTAGTGAAAGAATCCGCATTTGAAATTGATACAAACCTTAAAGCAACATCACGTGGTACAGCGCAATTGATTGGTGTTGGATCCCGTGCATCACTTACTGGAAAACATGCGGACATAGTTATCACGGATGACATCATCAACATTGATGACCGCATATCAAAAGCGCACAGGCAACGTACCAAGTACACATATCAGGAATTGCAAAATATAAAGAACCGTGGTGGACGTTTTATTAATACGGGCACACCATGGCATAAAGAAGACGCTTTTACATTGATGCCAAACTTACAAAAATATGATTGCTATTCAACAGGATTGATTAGTGATGATGTGTTGAAAAAAATACGTGAATCAATGAGCCCGTCGCTCTTCAGCGCCAACTATGAATTGAAGCATATCGCCGATGAGGACGCACTTTTTACCGCGCCAATTATCGACGATGGCACGAACACATATAAGATACACGACGGTGTGGCACATATAGACGCCTCATACGGCGGCAGTGACAGCACTGCATTCACCATCCTCAAAAACCATAGGGATGGCAAGATATATGTGTATGGCGACTTGCGTCATAAACACGTGGATGATGTGCTACATCTCTTTGAAGAACGTCGAACCTTATATCGGGCCGGCACATTATACAATGAGACGAATGCAGATAAAGGCTATTTGAGCAAAAAGATTAAACGACCGACGAAAGAATACAACGAGAAGATGAATAAATACATCAAGATATCGACATACCTACGTGAGAATTGGCATCGCATCGTGTTTGTCAAAGATACGAGCAAAGAATACATCAACCAGATACTGGACTACACCGAAAACGCCGAGCATGATGACGCGCCGGACAGCTTGGCGAGCCTATTGCGCGAGACGGTCAGTAAGAAGCCCGCAAGGGTGTCAAACGTCAATATATGGTAAGGGAGGATAAGCATGGAGGACTTAAAAGCGTTCAGTAAAAAACAGATGATGGAACTTCATGGTGATATGTGGTTATACCGTGATTTATATAAAGGCAAGCATGCCAACCATTTCAACAGAGCGAAGCAACTGATTGAAAAGGGCGAGATTGTCGATTACCTCGAAGGTGGTAAACGGGAGGCGGTCAATGTCCGTACCCCTTATCTTGTGGTGAATATCAGTCGAATCATCTGTGATATCCCCGCCTTACTCATATCAAGGTCGCTGGATGACATCAAGACGAACCACAAGCATGAGGAAGCAACCGTGCGAGCATCGACGACTGAAGAGGATGAAATCATCGAGGGAACACGGGATGACAGTTACAACGAGGCAGTGACGGATCTGCAACAAGAGCTGTTGGACCAGATTGTCACCCACTCGAATTTGACGCGCCAACACAAGTCGAATATCGTTCAGCATCAGGTGGATGGAGGGATCGTAGGTGTACCAGTTTATAAAGATGGCATCATCCGGATTGAATTCAAAGAGCGGAACATCTACTACCCGCATAAAGATAATTTGGGTGTCACATTAAGGTACGAAATCCCACCAAAAGAAGAATCAGACTTAACGGATTATGTTCACGAATATATCGAACGTGTGGATTATGATAACGACAAACTAACTGCGACGCATAAATTATACAGTCGGGACCAATACGGTCGCACCACATTGGTTGAAGATCCGAATGAGATTGAAGAAATCATCGGTCAGGTTGAAATGTACCGTGAGTTTAAAGGACGCAAACGCCCATTCATCAATTACTGGGCGAACAATGCGACATTCATTAACCCGCTGGGCGTATCTGAGTTGGAAGGTCAGGAAGGCAAACAGGAAGAGGTCAACTGGACAGTAACCCGTTCAGCGCAGACATTTGAACGGAATGGTCGACCGAGGATATCAGTATCTTCGGAAGTCATGACACGACTCGAAGAGTTGGCGGATGAACGCGGTTCGAAACGCATCGACCATCGCGATTTGGAAGTGACGGAGATGAACGAAAAGGGTGAAGCGTTAAAGATCCATCAGATTGACATTGGACAGATCGGTGATATGACGTATGTCAAAGATATAATCAAAATGATGTTATCGGAAACAAACACTTCTGAGAAGGTGACGGACTTCCTAAACGATGATGGTACAACCGCCAGCGCCCAATCCGGCGTGGCTAAATTCTATGATCTGTTCATTTCACTCATAAAAGCGGAGACATTGCAGAAGGAGTATATTGAATTCCTGCAGAATCTTTTTGAGTCTGCCTTATGGTTGGCGAATCAGAAGAACCCGAACGTTATCATTGAAAAGCCAGTTGTCAATACCGTATCGATGATACCGACACCGAAAGACGAAACGGACAAAGTGAACATAGAGAAATTCAACGCCGGTGTTCAATCACTAGAAACAACAGTGCGTCAACTCAATCCGGACAAGTCGGATGAATGGGTGGAACGGGAAATGGACCGCATCATTACGGACAAAGGCAGTGACGATTCATTTTCTTTAGCTAGAGGAAGGCAGACGATCCAAAATATGTTTGGGAATCGGAATGCACAGGGTGAACATTTGAATGAAGATGGTACCGTCCGAGATGAAGAATAGGGGTGACTGAATGGCGTTCGAACGATTGAGTGAAGAAACTTTGATGATGCTGGCGGAAATTTACGGTCTGATGGATTACTATGATTTGACGAGTGCCCGACAACGAGAACAGATGTATAATGACATCAACGCTTTAATTGAACAGTTGGACACCATTGCGAAAGCGGACATACCCACAGAACTCGCATACAGCTATTTTGAGGGCTTTGATAGCGCACGGGATGATTTACTCGATATAAACAAATCGGCGTTTATAGCGGGCGCTCTGACGCTTCCTAGACAAAAAGCAATAGAGTCCGGTAGTATCAACGTCGCATTCGACGAAGTGGTGCATACCGCTGCAATCGAATCTTTGATGACGGATACCATGCAAGATTTATCAGCAGCATATCGGACATTTCAGGATAACGCGATCAGCACGATCGAGGACACGGTCAGGGATGTACAAAACGAAGTGTCCGAATATCTGTCAGAGGGGTACAGTAAGGACCGTTTAAAAGGAGCGGTGATGGAACGATTTCAACGGGAAGGTCAAACAGCTTTCATATCAAGGGATGGAAAACGCCTGCCGTTAGAGTATTATTCCCGCATGGTTGTCGAAGCGAAAGTCGGACAGGCGCACAACAGAGGTCATTTGTCACGGTACAACGAGAGCGGCATACGATTAGTTAAGGTGGTTACTCATCCGTTTTGTTGCGAAAACTGTGCGGCGCATCGGGATTATGTATATTCGATTGACGGCGAACACCCGGACTTCCCGCAGTTGCCCGAGTCATTGTTACCGATCCATAACTTTTGCCGTTGCACCTACTCGCCCGTCGTGTTGGAATATTCCACACAAAGTGAGATTGATGAATACTATGAGCGTCTGAAAACAGGCGTTAAAGATATCCGCACCGATTACCAGCGAAAGCAATATGAGGACAGACAGCAAAACTTGAGGCGTGAGAACAGCCTGTACAAGTCCATTAAAAAGGCATTGGGAGAAGATGCTGTACCATACACATTGACCGAGTTCAGAGATATGAAGAAAAATGACAAAGCGTCTTGGGATGACTTATACTCGAAGTATCTTGAATCCAGAAAGCGGGCGTAAATATGTATGGTGTTAAGTTCGAAAAGTTATCTGATAGTCTGGTGCGCATGACGACGGTGGTACTCGATAAAGAGAAATATAACTACTACAGTATTAAGGATGGCAAAATTGAAAGGCGGTTATCCCGTGCGGAAACTGATAAGGTTATTAAATTGCATGACGAAACGAATCGACAAACTGACGACGAGATTGATTAAAGGATAGCTGACGCTGTCCTTTTTATTTTGTCTGAATTTGAATGGAGTGGTGACTGATGGAATCGTTCAAAGAAAAAAGATTACAAAAAGAACGGGGCAAGTCTCCAAAGTAGGCATTAGAAACCTTACTTAAAAAAGTGGGTGATATTGAGAATATGGTTGTCATCTATGATAAAGAAAATGGTGACATTGAAACGGTTGTATCTTGCGACAATACCCTTGAGGCTTTAGGTATGTTGGAAATTGGTAAGCAAGACACGTTACAAATTATGTATGATGCTTATCACGATAAATGAGGAGGTGGGTTTATGGCAAAAGGACGAGTCAAGCCGGGACCGCCGAAGGACAGTCGTAAAAAGGGCAGGAGTGGACCACGTAAGAATAAGAAGCGTAGGGGTAGGTAACAGTCAACAACGGTCACTCTTTTAAAGGGTATATTTTTTATGTCTATTAAAGGAGGTGAGGATTACATGCAATTCCTGAATGTCCGACACGGAAGAAAGGAGAAGTGATCCCGCCTATGAAGAAAATGGCGATATCTTAAGGCTACCTTGTTAAACGTCCGCCTGACTGGGCGGGCATATTTTTGTGATTAAAAAAGGGGGATTTTAAAAATGAATGAAGAACTCTATGAATTAGCTAAAAAGCATCTCGAACAACTAGATGTATCGAAGATATCTGATATTGAAGTACGACATATCGAAGGTGAGTTTGACTCCGAGAGGGGCGAACGAGAGGACAATATTCAGATAGATATTTATTACAAAGCCTAATACGTCGTGACCTAGGCATGTCCTTAAACTGCCAAATAATATAATACATGATCTCTAGAACCTCACCAATTAAGCAATGTGGTTAAACTTAAGCTTATTTTCGTGCGCCTGGACGTGACACGGGCAACTCAATCGAGTTCGTAACTCGTAAATAAACGTATGAGGGGAAGATAAATATGGATAGAGATTTTCTAAAATCATTGGGAATTGAAGACGCTGAAACAGTATACGCAATCATGAAGAGTTATGGCGAGTCTATCAATCCACTTAAGCAGGAAAAAGAGTCGTTGGAAACTGAAGTTGATTCTTATAAGGGACAAATTTCAGAACGTGACAAACAGCTTGAAGATTTGAAGGATAAGGTCGACAGTGAAGAAGATTTGAAAGAAACGATCGAGGCACTTAAAACAGCGAATAAAGAAAAAGATGATGAGCGCCAGAAACTGTTAAATGACCAGAAACTGGACTATGAACTCAAGATTGCACTGAATGAATCCGGTGCCAGGAATGAGCGGGCGGTCAAAGCACTTTTAGATTTGGACACTGTAAAAATTAATGAAGATGGACAGCTCACCGGTCTAAAAGAACAACTGGACAATTTAAAGGATTCTGATGATTATCTGTTTTCAGGCAGTCAACCGATTGATGATGATAGGCAGTCGTCCGTAAACTATAATGGCGGCAGTGATTCCAAAGGGAACAACGGCCGTGAGTTGGAAGGGGCGGCGCTTGGAAAATCTGAGGCAGAACGCTTATTCAGAACAAATAATAAGGAGGAAGAATAATGTTAAAACCAAAAACTATTGCCAAGTATTCAAATGTACCCACGGCATTTCGTGATTTTAAAAATGTCGAGTGGAAAGTCGGCAATGCAGTCATCGACGCATCCCAATTCAACGAGGGGGATGTAATCGCACCATTCACAGCGATTCAGATGAACCCCGATACTAAACTGTACGAACTCGTCGAAGAGTATACAGGGGAAGGTGAAGCGCCTGAAATCGTAGGCGGGCTGGTGACGGGTCCACAGCCAGTATTTGTTGGCACTGAAAATCCGATGGTTTCGGGCATTCGCAAAGCGGCGTTGATTGAAGAACGTTGTAACGGTGTCACAGACGCATTCAAAGAAGCGACAAAAGGCAGACTGACGTTTGATGTTTAATTATAAATTCAAAGGGAGGAAATATAAATGGTATTAGAAGCACAACAATTTCAACCGGAGACGCTTTCATCTTTTATTGACAGTGTTCCGAACCAAAAAACACACAGACTAGCAAAGTCTTATCCAACAACACAAGTGGATGATATCAATGCAGTATATGATTTGATTAAAAGTCAGAACATCGTTGCCGGTTCCATCGTCGGATTCAACGCCGGTACACCAGTTAGAACGAAAGGTGAGGCGGAGCAGGCCATGGCGAAGCTGACTAAAATCGCACATGCTTACAACTTGGACGATGAAGAAATGTATAAATATCAGAACCCGCGTACAGATGCAGAGCGCCAAAGAGTGATTGATGCAGTGCTATTGAACACTGCTGAACTGGCACAAGGTGTTAATGACACAAAAGAGTACATCCGTGCCAAATTGACTTACGATGGTAAGTTTGAATATGCGGACAATCGTGATAATGTGAAAATCGAGTTTGACCTCGAACGCCCAGAAGGAAATAACATTGGCTCATCCGATTGGTCAAACCATGCGGACGCAACGCCGCTGGATGACATCGAGGAGGCAATTGAACAATATAAATCAACGAACAACAACGCAGTGCCAGCATATATTGTAATGAACAGTAAGACGTACGCAAACTTTAAACGTACGCAGCAGGTAAAGGATGAAATCGACGGGGCGGCACGTATCGTGAGAGATTCGGACGTGGAACTGTTGTTTTCTGAAAACGGTTATCCAACGCTTGAACTGGATGATGACTACACGACGTTTGAAAATGCGGACGGATCAACCGAAGATAAAGCGCACCTTGAAGACGGCAAAGTCGTTCTCCATGCGGAAGTCATGGGTCAGACATTGTCCGGTCCTTCCAAAGAGGGTAACTGGGCACACGGTTTGTTTTCTTACACCGTGATATCACAGGATCCGCCAGGTGAAAAAACGATTGTCGGTGAAGTGACATTGCCGGTTTCACAAAACTACAACGGAAACGTTATCATGACTGTTTAATTACGGTCATGATTTCTTTTTGTTAAAAGGAGTGATTATTTAATGCCTAAATTTACAGTAAAGTATGGTGTTGTCTTGCTGGACGGCAAGGCACATCATCAAGGTGATAGTGTCACGTTGACAAATAAACAAGCGGAACGATTGAGTCAATTTGTCGAAGCTAAAGATGTCACAGAAACAAAGACGGATTTACAAAGCGGCGCACAGTCATTGGAGGATATGAATTTCAATGAGCTGAAAGCATTGGCTGAAGAAAGTGGCCTGGTCGTCGAAGGTACCGGAAAAAATGGTGCGGTCAAGAAAGATGATTACTTGAATGCGCTGAAGGGGTGATAACATGCCAACAGTTGCAGAAATCGAGGACTACATCTATTTTTTGCCACAGTCCGAAGCCTTCCTTGATTTGGATGACGCAGACCGTGAACGCTATATATTCGACGCAAAAGAGATGCTGATGTTTTATGCAGGGTCTGACGCATCACTAAACGAACGTATCGTGGCATTACAAGTCCTTCACACCTTTTCCGGTGAGAGTGACGAGTGGAATAAATTCAACACACACGGCGTATCCTCGTACAGTGTAAAGGATGTCTCCATCTCCTTTAAAGGTGATGATACGAAAATCAGTCTGTTCCATCCCGAAGTCGCCCAATTTTTGTTCGGTTCGCTGAACCGCGGCGGTCGAGTGGGGCGATTAATATGATGCGCCCACCGATGAAACAAAAGTTGTGGTACATGGAAGTCCTTAAAGGTGAAACAGACCGATACGGCAACCCCATCACAACGGAGGAGCCAGTTGAGTTTCCAGCACGTGTCCGAAAGAAATCCAAAGGGATATTCGAACGGGATCGTCAGTTGCATGATACCGACTATGAAATCGACGTGCCGGCTGAATGCGATGTGACCGCTAAACAAACAGTCCATTTTATAACTATCGAAGGTGAAGAAACGTCTGGGATTGTCGAAGTTATAGAGGATTCAGTGAATCTATCCGGTGACCGAATCTATTTTAAGGTGTTGATGGTCGATGGCACGTAACTTTAACTTCAGTGTGGATTGGGACGGTTTGGATGCGTTCATTGATGAAATCGACGGTATGGAAAAAGACATCGACCGTGAAATCATCAGGGAAATGAACCTGTTCAAAGGGAAGCCCGAAGAGGGCGCAAAATCCCTGACTCCCGTACTGACGAATGAATTGACCCGAAGTATCTCGACAACGGCAGTCACGAATCAAATGGGTATGATTGGTTTTGCGCTCGGCACTAACCTCCACTATGCCAGACGGATGCATGAGCATCGTGGCGGATGGGGGAAAGCGACGCAGGAGAAACAGCGGACGACATGGCGCGGTTATACACCGGGCAGTAAATACGTCGAAAATGCCGTCAGAGGCACGGAAGATGATTTTGAACAAGCGATGGCAAACGCATTAGATCGTGTGATAGGGAGGCGATAAATATGATACACGAACCACTGATGGATTTATTGGCAGTTAAAATGCCGGATATGACATGGACGGTCAATAATTTAAGAGATACAGACGATACCGGTACAGTGTATGCAGATAATTTATCCCTCCAATATCAAGAAGGCGCTGTATTTACCGCCTCTTATCAGGTATTACTCCGGTCAACGGATTGGGGGAAAGCAGAAACTTATGCGCATAATACTTTATCAATACTCGACAGACGACAAAACGAAACTTTACATCCGATCCTATACAAAAAAGGAGCGCCATATAAGCGACTGACTGTTGATTTACTCGGCTTACGCAATTATGGCGGTGTTCTTTTTTTGGGGATTGGCGAAGATAATACACATGAATACAGCATCAATTTTGATGCGAGAATGCATTTAATTAAAGAGGAGGAAATTTAAAATGGCAGAAACACAAAGAATTCCATTCGGTCCGGCGGACATCATCGTCGGTACGGGTAATGACGCAGTGAGATTTGACGGTAAAATAGGCGTTGAAGGTTCGCAGGCACAATCAGAAGGTGGGTCAATCAACATCGAATCCACATTCGCAGACATCACATCCGTTGACTTCGGTGAATCACCGATTGATAAATTCGGTACAGGAACAACGGTAACCGTGACAATATCGGCATTATACGAAGAAATTGACACGTTAAAATTAGCAATTGGTAATGCAGTTGAAATATCAAACGGTTCAGACGGAAGTGTGACTGGTGTGGCGGATGCGCCAATCGGTCAATCATCCGCAGAGAGGGGCGTACCGGTACGCATTCACCCTCGTAACGTACCACACGGCAAATATGACTACACAATTTATAACATGGCTTCGACTGAATCATTCGAGCGCAGCTTCGGACTGGAGCAGTCATCCATCGAAATAAACTTTGAAGCATTTCCGAGAAAAGGTGCGGACGCATCAAAAGCCGGAAACTTCTTCTACACCGGCGAGGTAGACCCGAACGGACTTAATCTTGACTTTGGTATGTCTTATGAAAATGACGGCGGAGAAGGTAGCGAGGTATAAGAGAGCGGAAAATATCCGTTCTCTTTTTTTATTTAAGAGAGGAGATTATTTGAATGGTAAAAGCAGTAAAATTAAATGTATATGATATCAGAACAGACGAGGAAAAAACGATTGAACATGTGGTGAGGAAAGCCCGAGTCATTCAGTATACGAGTATTTCAAAAATACTGGGCGGAATCATCTCACGTGTTAAAGAAGATGAGGCGCTGGCACAGACGATACAGACACAATTTTTTGGTGAGTTCGACAAAGAGTGGCTGGACGAAGAGACGGGTGATTTGATTGATTCAGTCAAAAACGAAATCCAACGAAACTCAATCGGATCTATCGGCTTTGCATTGGAGCATATCCCAGAAGAATTAGTATCTCTTGTCGCGGCATTAAGTGGACTGGATAAACGAGTGGTCGAGGAACTGGACGAAGAAAGTTTCTTGGATCTGATCGTTGCGATTACAGAAGTCAACGATATTGACAGGTTAGTTAAACTGGGAAAAAAGTTCTTCGAAGATCTCAAGGGGACGTGGCTCAAAGAGTCGAACAAGAAAGAACAGAAAGCAAACTTGGAATCCGTCACGAGGTAAAAAATAGTAAAGATGTACAACCGAGTTTTATTGCCACTTTAATATTCAAATTATCTCCTGTCTTAGGTAGCAGGAGCGAAGTTTTAAAAACGGACATGGAAGAAGCGCTCGAACATTTATTACTCGTGCGCTACGAAGAAGAAAATGAAATCAATCGAACGAAAGAAAACCAATTGGTGAGTTATAAATCCATGACGCTTGCGGCCATGTACACACAAGGGTCAAACAATGATTTGAAAAAAGCCAGCGACGAACACATAGAAAATTTAAGTCGGATGGTCGGCGAAGCGGCAGAGCAACAGGCGCAGAAGCGGCAGTCTGAATATCAGTGGTCGCCAGAGGTCATGGCAGAAATGGAGAAAGCGGAAGAAGGGAGGTAAAACATGGCTACTTTCAGGGAAATACAGGCGAATTTTAGAGCCAACGCACAAAGTTTAAAACGGACGTTACGCGGCATCAAATCCGAAATGGGGAGTATGAAATCCGAAACTGAAAAGGTTTCACAATCATCCCAAAAAGCATATGGTCGTATGGCGGACGGAACAAAAGTGTACCGAAACGCACAAGGTCAATTGCAAACTGAACTGGGTAAGACGGTCACAGCCAGTCAAGTGGCGGCCCGTGAAGGCGGACGTACCGAACAAGTATGGCATAACATCTCATCTGGTTTGGATACAGCGAGCAGAGGCGTGCAATCCTTTTCGACCAGACTTCAAGGCATCGGCGGCGGGTTGGTGTCATTCGGAAGCACGCTTACCAGAAATGTTACAATGCCACTGGTCGGACTGGCGACGGCATTGGGCGGTACTGCCCTTGTAAAGGGCTTTAATCGGTTGGTTGGTATAGATACCGCACAGGCGAAATTGAAAGCCCTGGGCCACGATGGTGAAGCTGTAGAGGGCATTATGAATTCGGCGAATGAATCCGTACTCGGTACATCGTTCGGGCTCGATGAAGCGGCGACGATTGCGGCAAGTGCCGTGGCTGCGGGTGTAGAAACGGGAAGTGAGTTGACGAAATACTTAACTACAACCGGAGATGCGGCGGCGATAGCTGGCACGTCGTTGGATGAAATGGGTAGTATTTTCAACAAAGTGCAAACATCCGGTAAGGCCTATAACAGCGAACTACAGATGTTAAGTGAACGTGGACTACCGATTTACACATGGCTGGCCGAAGAGGCGAATACAACAGAAGACGCAATATTCGACATGGCGTCACAAGGTAAAGTATCCACAGAAATGTTTTTGTCGGCGGTCGAAAATAACATCGGCGGTGCGGCGGCAGTCATGGGTGAAGAATCATTCACGGCCGCACTTGCGAACATGTGGGCAGCAGTTGGTCGTCTCGGCGCATCGTTTTTGGAAGGCGGCGAGAAAGGTGAGGGCTTTTTCCATCAGATGAAGCCGATATTCGAAGAACTGACCGAAGGTTTTGACAATATGGGCGATGTAGCCGCTGTATGGGGCGAAAAGTTCGGTGCAGCGTTTGCGACATTCATCGACTGGATACGTCAAACGATTGATTGGTTCAGGAAGAAAGAATCCTGGTTCCAAGCGTTGGTTGTAGCATTCGGCGTATTCATGTCGGCAATAGGACCAATACTTTTAATCCTCGGTAAATTAATCATGGGGATTGCTTCCGTTGGCAGTTCCATCGGAATTGTACTTGGTTGGTTCAGCAAGCTGACGTTATCAATCAGCAGCGCCGGCGGATTAATATCTTGGCTTGGTATAGGCATCAGAGCGCTTGCCGGTCGGTTCAGCTTCTTATTAGGACCCATCGGCATCGTCATCGGTGTGATTACAACATTGGCGAGCGTATTCATGTATGCGTATCGAAACAGTGAATCATTCCGTAACTTCATTAATGGTTTAGGCGATATGTTTGTCAATGCATACGAAGCAGTCAAGGAATTTATCGCAAACACAATCGCAAAATTCAAGGAATGGTACACCCATTTAACAAGTGGCAGTGTCACATGGCAAACGGTATTAAGTTCCCTCGGATTTTCAGACGAACTGATCGAACGCATTGAGGACATTATAGAGAACATACGTACTTCATTCTCAAACATGCGCGAAAGAATTGGTAATGTATTAAATCAAATTGGTGAAGTATTCTCCAACGTCTGGAACGGCGTTAAAAATTGGTGGGCTGAAAATGGTCAATCAATCATCGGACCAATAGTTAACGCCTTTAATACAGCGAGAGATTGGATAGGTATTGCATTAGATGCTGTTGGTCAGTTCTTCTCAAATGTCTTTTCCGGCATTCGTTCATGGTGGAATGAAAACGGTGAATCTATTATCAGCGGCGTTGTGACGGCGTTTGAATGGATGTCAGAAACCATAGGTTTGGTAATGGACTTTATCGGTGCTTATGTAGAATTCGGATGGAATAATCTGAAGCGCATTTTTGAAATCGGTGCACCAATCATTTCGCATATCTGGGATGTATTATGGAATGGCATTCGTACGGTAATTGATATAGTGTGGCCGATTATTCAGAATGTGGCGCGGTTCGGCATTGATTTTATCACAAGTTTATTCCAAACATTCGCCCCGATTGTATCCGGTATCTGGAACACATTGTGGACGGGCATACGTTTTCTGCTTGGCACTGTCTGGGACGGCATTAAAGGCATCGTAAAAACCGGTGCAGACTTCATACAGACTGCCATACGCATTGCAACAGCAATAATAGAAGGCAACTGGTCTACAGTTTGGCAAGAAATCAGAGGATTTACTAACCGCACTTTTGAAACCATTAAACAGCTATTCTCCAACTTGAGAGAAAGAGCCGTTGAAATTATCGGCAATCTGGTCGATCGTGTCAAAACATGGTTCTTTGATATGTATGAGAATCTCAGGGAAAGAGTTCAAAATATTCGTGACAATGTCACTGAACGTTTTAACAATCTTAGAAATAGAGTTGTTCAAACCGTAACTAATTTATATGAACGTGTGACGGGCTGGTTCAGGGATTTATATGACAATCTAAGAGAACGGGTTCAAAATATCCGTCAAAATATCGTCGATAGATTTACCCAACTTAGAGACCAAGTGGTCAGCAGAGTTAGAAATCTCTACGAAAGAGTTCGTGATTGGTTCAGGAATTTATATAACAACTTACGCGAAAGAGTGTCGAATATTCGTCGCAATGTCGTTGACAGGTTTACAGAGCTTCGAGATCAAGTCATCAATCGTGTCAGACGACTGTACAACCGTGTGACTGACTTCTTTTGGAACATCTACACGTATATCAGAGACAAGATGTTGGATGCGAAGAATGCGGCTGTTGATTTTGCGATCGATTTATATGAAGGTGCCAAAGAACAATTTGAAAACCTCGTCGACGGCGCAAAAGATATGATGAATGGCATCGGCGACTGGATTACCAGTTTAAAAAGTAGTGTTGTCAACAAGGCTAAAGACCTAGGTATTGATATAGCCAATGCTGCAATCAATGGATTTAACAGCATGATTAAAGGAATCAACAGCGTTGCGAATGCACTAGGATATAGCGGTAATTTGATTAGTACAATCAGTACCATTAAGAAAGGTACAGCCGGCATTTTCGGCGTAAGAAGATTTTCGAAAGGTACGAATTACCACATGGGTGGTAATGCCATCGTCGGTGATAAAGGCTACGGTAATACTGTTGGCGGTGGCTCAGGTACACGTGAAATCGTTCAACTGCCGAATGGAAAAAACTTCTTAATGGACGGCGACGTATTTATACCAAATGCACCGAAAGGCATGAAGGTTCATAGCAATAAAAACACTGAAGCAATTCTTGCGAACAATCCAAATATTAATCCTGACTTGGTCGGTGGTTCCGGTGTGATGGATTCTATTAACCGTAAAGCCGGAGAATTAACTGCAAAACTGACTTATTCGGGTGCAAAAACGTATAGCACCATTAAAGGCATCGTGGACAATGTGATGGACTACGTCGATGACCCAATGAAGTTGGCGACTGATGTACTCGGACTGTATACCGACTTTGATTTACCGGAAGCGCCGATTGAAATTGCATCAAGAGGGATTCTACAACTGAAAGATACTTTAAGTAAAAAGTTTAAAAGTTTATTTGAAGAATTCGGTTCGGGCGGCGATGGTTCGCACATCCTGAACAAACGTATATTACAGCGTTTTGGTCGATATACCGGCGGTATCGGATTCAACGGTGGTAGACACTACGGCGTAGATACTGCACATAAATTTGACCCATTATTATCACCGGTCAACGGTCGAGTGACTCGGACTTGGCGTGATTACGGTGGTGGTAAGTCATTACAGATTACGACTGATAAACATATCTGGTGGTTCATGCACTTATCTAACATTATGAAGAAAGTCGGCGACACCGTTAAAGCTGGCATGCGAGTTGCAACGACTGGTAACAGCGGTAACTTCGTTGTTGGTTCCGGTCACTTGCATACGCAGGTTCACCCAAGAAGTAAAGGTGCAGGCAACCACAATGCGATCGACCCCCTCCCTATTTTAAGAAGTTTGAAGGGTGCAGGGGCGAGTGTACGTAATACAACCGCTAAACTTGGCGGCTACTTCAAAGGTGGCATCACAAGCGGATTCCCTGAGCTGGCATGGCTTAATGAAGAAGGATTTAGAGAAAGTATCATCAGTCACAACCCGGCACACAGAGAGCGTTCTCACGACATCTGGAGTACAACCGGGAATGCGCTAGGCTTCGGGGATAACAAAGAAGAACTTGCTCTACTACGTGAAGAAATCGGATTATTGAAACAGATTGTAAAAAATACTGGCGACACGGCGGATAATACAGATGTGATGAAAGATAAAGAGCCGATGGGTATTGGTGAATTTGAGAAGTTGCGAAATAAACATCTGAATAAACGGATGTTATAAGGAGGTACTAAAAGTTGAAAAATCACCCAATTTTTAAAGGGGTACAGGATGAAATCATCATGTTTGATAAAGGCTTTCAAGTGCCTTCATTTATAAAACAAACCACTTTTCATTCAAGTACCCATAGCAATTTTAGGCGAAAGATACGGTCAATTTATGAACCGCTGTCATTCCCAGTCGCTTTAAGGATATACAATAAGAACAACGCATTGCACATGGATGAAGTCATCCGCCGTGTCAATGCGTTTTTTTATGCGAATGAACCGGATGTATTTAAAATTCCCGGTACAGATTATCACTTTATCGGTGAGTTCGATGGCCCGATTGAATTGGATTTCAGAATGAACGTCATCAACTATGTATCACTGAATTTTGAATCGTCTTACCCGTTTAAATTCTACGACACTGAACGCACTCAAACAACTGGCACAACAACGAAGCGTGTCACGATCAATTCAAAGACACAGATATCCACAGTGCCATTAATCGAGTTGACGGGCTTAAGTGGTGATGATGTGCAAGTAAAGAGGTCGAGGTTGCTTCCGAATGGGGAGACGGAGTCAGAAGGTATCAGACTATCCGGAAACCTACCATCCAACATCACAATCGACATTGAGAATGAACGCATTTATGAAACGAACAGTGGATTGAATCGTATTAATCTATTGAGAATTGATTCAGCATTCGAGGATTTCCGGATACAAAATAACGATGTGGTCGTGCTGACGAATTCCGGGGCGAACGCACAAGTAAAACTGACGTACAAGGAGTTGCTGCTATGATTTACTTTTTTGATAATGATTTACAACTCCAGAAAGTCGTTGTGTCCGCAAACTTGCTACTCGCTCAGCATGAACATGAACTGAACAACCTCATCCGTGCAGATGTCGCAGTTGATTTAAGTTATGCAAAATCATTTATCGATGACGTTGACCACTTTGGTTACTACTACAAAGACGTGTTTTACCTGCATAAAATACAAAGTGTGGAAGACGACCATGCGAATGAATTGCTCATTATATCCGGTCGGCATATCTTCTTTGACGATATGCTATTCGGTCCGTTAATTCGTGATGTCCGTCCGCAGAATCAAGAGGCGGTTTTCATGCTCCGTCAGACCATCGAAGCGAACACTAGATGGCATATCGTCATGACGGATGTGACAGGTCGGTTATCGACCAACTTTTACTGGGTGCCACCTTATGAGGCGCTTGAATGGGTAACAGAAAACTTCCGCCTTGAGTATCTACCGGTCATTTTATTCGACGGTCAGAATATCAACGGCTATCAGCTCCACGTGAAAAAGCGCATCGGTGAGCAGAAGCATATTAGAATTCCGTGGGGCGAACGAGTCGAGCAACTTACACATGAGATTGATTACAGTGAAATTATTACTAAATTATCCGTCCGCGGTAAAGGCGAAGAAGTGGGGGACGGTTACGGCCGCCGGATTCACATCGGCGGCGTCAACTTTAGTCGAAATGGTGTGGTCAGCCCTTCAGGTAGTCGCTATTTGGAAGACCCTGACATTACAGCAACATACGGCAACGACGGGCAAACACCTCGCGAGGGTGATGTGATATTTGAGGATATCGAAGTCGTCTCAGAACTCGTTGAGGCAGGCTATCAGCACTATCTGGATGTCAGCAGACCACAGGTGCTCATCAGCGCAGATGTGGCTCAAATCGGCGATGTGGCCATCGGGGACGGTGTGCTAATCATCCGTCGTGAGCATGAGATGTATTTTGAAGCTCGCGTGCATAAACTCAGTGTAGATTTATTAAATCAGGAAGACGCGCAGATTGAACTCGGTGATTATGCGCATTTTAAAGAGTCTAAAGTACAGCGAAAAACAAGAGAAAGTAACAATCAATACAAACGAGAAACTTCAAGTCGAATCCAACAGTTGAAAGAACAGTTTAATGATCGATTCGACGGCGAAGTAAATCAGATGCGTGAAGATTTCGAACAGGCTTTAATCGACGCACACGCTGAAATACAAGCGGCTGAAGAACGCATGGAAGCTCTCATCACCACAACGCGTAATGATTGGACAGACACATTCGATGCAGAAGTGGCTGAAATCTACCGTAAAGCTGACGAGGACTACAACCGCATCGAAACAGAAATCACTGAAACGATTGATTCGACTCGTGAAGAGATGGAAATGGAATTTAACGATTCTATGCAGAGCGCCCGTGAGTATGCCGAACAACAAGCGGCTGAAAGAGCGGATGCGGTGCAGTCGAATTTGGAATCAGCGACCAGTAGCCATCAAGGCATGATTGACGATTTACAATCGTCCGTTTTGGATATTGATGATTTCCTTGGCAGCGATAGAAATATCGGCTTGAATGAAATGCTGTATAACGAGCGGATGTTGTTCGAGGAGCGCATCAACTCTATTAATACATGGCATTACAACTTGCTTCGGGAAACGCAATCTTTGGATAGTGATTTTTGGGAAGCAATTAACGGTACGCTTGAGGCCGACGAAAATGGCGACCGATTTTATAAAGCGTCATCAAGTATCGAGAGCGCCCAAAGAGTGATTAGGAGTAAACAGCCGTTTTATTTTGAAGTTGGAGAAACATACACGTTGACTTTTGAAGCACAAACTTACCAGCATAGGTCAATGGATTACATTTGGATTATCAATAGAGATCCTGATGATTCCAGCGGGAATTTTTGGGTGTCGCCCAACGCTGATAAAACCACTGCGGATGTCATTCATTCGGGTTCCACCTATCGCAGATATTATATTACCTTCACGATGCCGAGGGGGATACTTGGTGATATACAAATCGGCGGGGATTACCGCAATAACGAACTGGGGCTGAGTGAATACCGCATTAAAAAGCCATATCTCACCCAGTCGGACAACCGCGAATGGCTATATCACCCGGAAGACAACACACAGTCCATCGAAGAAGTCACTCGCCGAATTGTTCAATTAGAGGACGGCAGAGAAGAATTTATCACTAAAACTCAATTCGATTTTGAAACAGGAGAAATTGAGGGGACGATGCGCAACATCCTCGAAACTGTAGATGGTCGAGAAAGTATCATACAAAATCACGAGGATTGGATAAATACAAATGGCGCATCCGTGATTGAATCTGCGGAAGGGTTCCAGAGTAAAGCGTGGCTATCTGATATCCACAATCCGAATATGATTCCTCACAGTGATATAACAATGTCTGAAAACAGACGTTATTGGGAAGGTTATCGTACAAATGTTATCGGCATATCATATCGGGATTGGGCGCGTGTCAGAAATACGGATTCAAGCACTGTCTTGGGTTATCAAACACCAGAAATATCGGTCGTGCAAGGTGAGGAATACACTGTTTCTTGGCTTGCTTGGACGGACGACGACGGATTCGATATGCAGTTCGATTATTGTTATGTGATGCATCCATCTGCATCGAATCAATCGCTACCCAATCCCGTAAGGCGGAATACAGGTGAGACGATCGCAGGGAATATCATTTACGAATATGAACTAACTTTCGTACCTAATCGTTCAGATGAAAATGCCAGGTTCATGTTCGGTGGTTGGACATCTGCCGAAGGAATAGATACCAGCTTTAGAATGCGCCATCCAAAACTCGAACTCGGCGAGCGAGCGACACCTTATCACAATGCGTACAGCATGTTTAATCAGCGTGCTGATAGTATTGCCTTGCAGGTCGATGACCAAGAATCGAGGATTAGTAACTTTACGGTGGATTTGGATGGGATAATAGGTCGCGTATCGGATATCGAAGGGGATTATATAACGCAGTCGTACATCAAAACATTTAATGACAGCATTAATGCCGTATCATCTCGGATTTCGGATGTAGAGGATAATTACATTGAGCAGTCGAGCATCGAAATCACACCTGAATACGCCCAAATCGGAAGTATGAGAATTGATGGGGACACCGTCGGTTCATTGCTACGTGTCAGTCCGTCTGGTATCGATGCGGTTGCAGAGGCGATGCGATTGAGCGGAGACTTATACGTTGATGGAGACATTACAGCGCTCGCTGTCGATGCAATTGAAGGGAATTTCGCTCGATTATGGGCAGATGAATTTAGCGCTATCACGATTGAGGCGGAGGATATATCCGGTCTTACGGCAAGGTTTAATCATCTCTACACGCTCGATGCGAATATTGAACGCTTAGTATCCCAGCATGTATTTGCAGACGGCGTAACCGCACTCGTCGGTAACTTCGTCGACGTGAACGCAGGCAATATCGTCACGTCTGGATTGTCAGCGAACGTCATCGAATCTGAACATATCGCAGTCGATACAGCATTAATCGACAAAATGTTTGCTACATCCGCTAGGATCGATGAATTGATTACAAAAACACACTTCGTCAACGAAATCAAAGCGACAAGCATTGATGCCGTTCATGCTGATTTCTCATCAGCCACAGCCAACTGGTTCAGTGCGAATATGATTGAATCCGAATGGCTCGATGTGGACACTGCACTGTTTAATCGCTTTACGTCAAGTGAGGCGTTCATCGACCGCTTGGAGGTTAAGGCGGCGAATATCAGAGATTTGACGGGCACGCATATTCGAGGCGGACTGTTGGATAGTTTGAATGGTGCGACGCGTTTTAATTTAAACACTGGATTTCTTGACATGGCAAACACTCGTTTTAGACTCGGTGGCGGTGCAGACATTGAGTTCTCATCGGCTGGTAACAGATTGTATTACGAGCGTTTAGACGGTAGTACGACACGTACATCTGGGTTAGGTGTTGGTAATGCGATAAACAACAGATTTCCAATTGTATGGATGGGTACGACAGGCACAACGAGAGGGAATTTCGACCCTAGTGATGGGAATTATTTTACTGGTTTTATTGCGAATACAAGCAGACGTTATTCTTCTGATGGTATACAAAATTCGGTAGTCGGAAATTTATTTCAGATAAGAGATGAAGTTATTGGTTTTAATCGAGGGTTTGAATTTAGTATATCTGGGTCTATACACACCTTTAGAGGGATGAGTACAAATAGTAATGCTTACAACTTGGGAGAAAGTAGCGCACCTTTTACTTCATTGTTTATGAAAGGAAATATCCATGCTGAATCAGATTTTGCGATTAACAATCGTACAGCAAGTGGCTCAATTAGAGGGTGGAGAATTGAAACGAATTATAGTGGGAATGGTGACGCAATTTCTCTGTATGGATTAAACGGCAATAGTTATAACTATCAACTCGGCTCATCAAGACGAGGCTCTAGGTTACTGAATATATATCTCACTTATGAACCTAACGTGTCATCAGATTTAAGATTGAAAGAAAAAGTTGAAACTTCCGAATTATCTTTAGAATTTATTAACGCATTAAAACCGTCTCAATTCAGGTTAAGATTGACGGAAGCTGATAAAAATCAGGGGATTAATAGTAATCCTTTGCAACAAGGATTAATCGCTCAAGATGTCGCTGAAACTTTAAAAGAACACGGAATGTCACATAATGACATTAGTTTGCTGAATGTGGATGATGACGGTTATTTAAGTTTGAGGTATTCAGAGCTTATTACTCCGATTATAAATGCTGTGCAGAAAATTGATAAAAAAGTCGAATCCAACGCCGAAAAAATCAAACGTTTGGAAAAAGAAATCGAAACACTCAAAGGAGCTTGATTATGAAACTATCAATTGAAAACATCAAATTAAACGGGGCGTTGAACGTCCTCGATAAACTGTCATTAAAAGGCTTGAAGTCCATCCATAGGACACGATTGTTAGAAAAGCTAAAGGAAGAACTGCAACGTGTGGCCAAAGAAGAAAATGCGCTCCGCAAAGAATACAGTCACCTTGATGATGAGGGTGAGCCATTAGTTAAAGAAGATTCTAAAGGTAGGAAGGTACTCGACCTGAAAGATGAAGCAGGCTTTAAAGATGCCATCGCAGAATTTTATAAAGAGAAAATCATCATTGATTCTGGAGACTCTCAAGTCACCTTAAAGAGTGTCAAGCGGTCACTAGAAGAGTCAGAAGAAGAATGGCAAGGCGAGGAAGCGTATGACTTTGCAGACTTGTATGAAGCATTTGAGGGCAACACAGAGGATGAATAAATTTCATTCTCTTTTTTTAATATAAAAATATATGGAGGTTATTTAATATGACAGAAGAAAGAATACAACGTTACTACATCACACGCATCAACAGGGAAACAGGTGAGATTGGTTATATCACTATTGAAAGGTTTGACGAGTTACCACGTGCGAGAGCGTCCATCGATGACGTGATCGGATATGACGATGCAACGGTGGCCAATCGAGTTGTAGTGAGGCTTAATCAGATTTCTGAAGAGATTAACGGCAAGTTTGAATATTACTTCACACGCAGAGACGAAAACACTTTCCCATATTTAAACAATTTATCTGACGAAGCTAAAAAGTGGTTCGAACCAGAGGAAGAAGTACCTGAAGAGGAAGCACCAGTCGAAGAAGAATCAACTGAGGGCGAGTAAATCGTCCTCTTTTTAATTTCAGAAAAAAAGGGAGTGAATCAAATGTGAATAGAGAGGATAAACGCTTAACAAATGCAGAGCTTGAAGCGATGCTTGCCTTTTGGCTCATCGGTGCTTTTATGGCAATTCGGGGGATTACGCTCGTTTTAACGACGCAAGAAAGTATTAACAATTCAGATTTATATTCGACGATGGACAGTATACTGCCGTTTCCGATTTGGGGTGTCATCTTCGTTATCGCTGCCTTGATCATCGCTGGCAGTTCTGTATCTCAGACGGTGAAGAAGTATTACGGTTTGCTTGCCGGTAATTTTCTCGGCATGCTTGTCGGGATTCCTTTTTCATTCATGTCAGTCGCTGAAAGCCACATGCCAATCACACAATACACCATCACATTAGTCGCCTTTTTTAATTTAGTTCTATTTGTACATGCGGGGGTCAGTATATGGAGAGAGAGAAAAAGAATCCATTCATTACGCAAATCGAATTAGATGCAACAGAACGTCGACTGAAATCAGAAATTGATGGTGTGGACAGGAAGCACGACAAAAATTACAGCGACCTTGCGAAAATGATTGCCATATCGGAAAAGACGAATGAGCATATTGTGAGTAGTAACAATCGCTTGAGTAATTCATTCGATAAATTTTCAAGCGAACTTAAAGAAGAATTAAAAC